TGGCAGACGGTCCAACCGTCACTTCTCTCCCGGCGAGGAGGGGAGAGTCAGGTCTTCTACATTCTCTAAGGTCGATCCAATATGTCAAAGGATCCCAATTATAGAGGTAATGGAAGAGATGAAGCCTGATATGCGTAAACTCGCAGTAGCTGATAACCCGACTATGTACAATCGGGGGCGGAAACCGAAGGTTCGACTCCTTCATCACATAAGACCTCACCATATAACATTGGCGAGGCCCGGGGAACACGGAAAAGTTCCAACTCGTGAGGAAGGTGGTTAGGGTCGAAACTCGACAGATCCACCTTGGGGGGAGCGGGGAGGGAGAGCTGATAAAACCTTCGATACGGTACGAAAGTTGCCATCTGGCGATCAGACATCGGGGGAGAACCACAGATATGCTTCTTCAGGTTCCCTTGGTGTAGGCGACGACGAGATTTCCAGAAGATAGAGACCACATCTTGGAAATCCTGTTCAGATGTCTCAGGATGGTGTACTCGGTCCCAGCGTAACCGGAACTGAGGTAAACCCTCCACATCTTCACCGTTGCCATTCTCCTCCCATTCTTTCCCAAATGTCCGCGCAAAGGAACGGTAACTGGCAAAACTCATGTAATCAGAGTGTCCAACCATTCCTCGCGGAGCATCCGCTCCCCTTCGTTGCAGGAGAGTGGGGCGCTCTGTCATCTCTTTCAGCAGCTCAACCTCGAGAGGGAGCTGGGGAAGAGTAGAGAGTGCCTTGAGAGCGATTTCCGGTCGACTCGACAGGAACATGGCGATCTTTCGCCCAATTCGCCCAGGTCCATGCCCACAACAACTATGTGTAGACTCGAGACCCAGGCCCCCGAGCGCAGTAGGGACAAACCAGTCCACTGTCGCAGTCTCCAACCCGGTCTTCGCCGTCCCCATCCTCTTCTTGGTGCTCATAGAGAGTCGGGGGGGCTTGAACAGGTCCAGAACGGGGCGCCAACTGTTGAGGAAGATAACATTCAACAGATGTCGGCGGGGACCCTCTGTGTCAACCAGCCAACTCTTTTGGAGGCTGGGAAGGACGGAGAATTCATTCTCAGAGTCATCTTGTCTCATGATGGCCTCCGCAATAGAGCGAATGCGAAGCCGATCAAACACTGGAAGAGTGGACAGGATGGGTCGACCCGGTGTGGTATACCTACCACGGGGACCGAGAAAGTCGGGATTATGCCAGGAAGTAACGAAGAACGTATTTCTCTCCGAGGCCAGTACATGAGGTACATACAAGGCCCAAGGAACACAGATCTGGTTGTAAATAGATCGTGGGTTCTGATCAGACTGTCGCACAACAGGGCGAGAGGATCGAGAACAGAGATAAGAAGGGTTCATCGGGGCAGGGGGGACAAATGGTGTCCTCCTGCAACTTTCCCGGATCGGAGACGGTCGATGGGGCCGTCCAAGACGGAAGAAGCAACTGTTGAGAACAAGGAACTCCGGACTAGTGAAGTTCTTTCCCACAGAAAATTGAAGACCGCCCATCGCGGTAATCTTCTTCCAGATCTCATAGGTAATGTGGTCGGACACAAATCCAACATCATCGCCATTAATAAGAAGTGCCATGTCGGTAAGTCGCAGTTTCCGGCCGAGGCCGAGCTCCTTAGACAAGCGAGTGAGGGCAGCATTGATCAAACACAAGATAGGGAAACTCACCGGAGATCCCATCAATTGACCATTAGCCTGATCCCCACGAGACGAGCTTTGTCCCTTACCCAACACCACACGATGGCGGGTCAGGCAGTTGACAAATAGCTCCTCAATATGTGGAGGCATCTTCATACAATTAGCAATCTCTCTTGCAGCCACTTCCGATAGATCCGACGAGATCAAATCAGTGGCAGATTTGTAATCTCCCGAAACAAAGAACTCACCCGGACGAAGGGGTTCAGAGAAGGAGAGCATTATATCTTGCAATGTGAGAGGGGCACCAATCAACCGGAAGACGGGATGTTGCCTCACAATACCATGAATCAGTTTCTGGATGTAGGTTGCCCAATAATAGGCCTCCTCACTTCCAGCCGTGATTGTTCGAACCTTTAACGGCTCGGCAAGTCCAATGACCTTGGCCCACACCTGGGACATGATCAGGGGACAGCCATCAGCATCAACATAACCACTTTCGTACTTCTCGAAGATATGATGCGATGGAAAATCACGGTACTGCCAGCGGAGTATAACCATCTCTACGGCAGAAATAACTGACTTATTCAAATTGGCCTCCTCGTGCCGGGGCTCGAAGCCCATTCGGCGGAGGACGGACCCACAAGAATCATCGACTTCCCATTCTCGACAGTCGGAATAGACTCGTGAATCACGAATTCCTTTTCCTTCCAGAGCGGTGAAGTGGAGATTGGATGTGTGGGTGCAGGATTCCCTGCAGGATCGTTGTTGGTAAACGCGCGAGTTGACATGTTGGTCAATTCTAGCGAGAGTCCAGTCGATGCCTTCCAGGCCATGGTGATGAGAGAGAAGTTTCAGCAGGTCAGTTGCTGACGGCGCAAAGGCAGCCATTTTCGCTCTCGCTCCACCATTCTTGCGAGAAAATTCGAAGTGCGCATGGTTCGAGGGTAGTTGGAAAGTGGGGGTGGAGGACCACTCCCTACAACTCTCCTTCTTCCCCAAGAATACTTCACGCACAGTGCGACACACCTCCTCCCGTAATCGTAACTGGGAAACCTCAGAACCACCGGTGGCGGTGTCCACCCGAATAACATCGGGGACTTCTAGAGGTGAGGTGAGGATCTTAAAGGAGGACTCCTCCTGGGCCTGAATGAGGAGAGGTGACACACGAGGGGCACCTCTCTTCATCCAGAAAACGAAGGACTGAGAACGGTCAGGACAACGAAGTATCCACGAACCATTAATCAGTCCCCGTGAGCCCGGGAAGAACCGTCTAGAACGGATCGCACGCTCCCGAAAGGGAGCCTTCACGGATGGGAGTTCGGTCTGCTTTTTCGAATAGGCATCAAGTGTCGCTAATTTGACTTTCAAATAGGATTCAGCGAATCCCAATAAGTACAAGCCAAGCAACATTTGCCAAAGACGAAATAAATTCGCAGAACCAACCTTCGGACCAACCGTACGTTGAGTCAGGGTCCAGAGACAGTACATCTCGACAACCTGTAACGCCTTCCCCCCCGCTTCCGCGAGGAGGGCATCCGGAGAACCGACCGCTTTTGGTTCCCGGGGTCTCGCTCCCTTCATCGTTGTTTCGTACGCTACGAGACGCTTCTGATAGGAGGACAGAGATCGGAGATACTTCGTATAAAGTACTCCTTGGGTAGCAATGAGGTTGAGAACACAGTCTAACGATTGGTTCTCTAAAACCCCATGCTCCCCGGACACCACAGTGTCCACCTGGCTGAGCTTAGTGACTCCATCGAGTCCTATAGCACAGTTGGGAATTTCATACCAGGTGGCCACCATCGATCGCAGATCGGTGGTGTGCTCACCGCCTTGATTCAGCAGTGAGTCTTTTTGACAGGGTCGACAATTTGAGTCCACGGGACTCGTTGTTAACACTGTACGCGTAACGCTACGTCCACAAACCGGACTTCGCAAGCAGCTTTTATCTTCTGGAGACCCAACGGTGGGGCCAAAGAAACTGCATCCGCGACCGCCTAAACAGGCATCGGTCACGGGTAACGCGGGATGTACTGATCTCTTCGACTCAGTGTTCTCGCCCATTAAAGGGTCGACAACTCTCTGAGAAGAATCTGGATCACACATCCTACTTTCCTCGATTAATAAAACGCTTATTTCGTTTCAAGGGAAGACACAGACGCACGC